CCGCAACTAGCGACGGCTGCCACAGGTAACGGCCGGTCGAGTCCTTGAGCTTGCGCAGTGCGGCAACCGCACCATCGGAAGTCATGAACACAGCGTTCTTGCGGTACGGCAGCAGTAGCGCGTGCTGTAGGTCGACGAGGTTGTCAGCAGTCACACCGGCAAGGTTCGCGGCGTTAACAGCGCCGGTCGACCGGGTGACCCAGCCCCACGGCTTAGACGTGCCGTTACCGATCATCAGGTCAGTCATGACGGCATCCGCCACGGCCTCACCAGCGTCCTGAGCGAGGATGCCGAGGATGTCTAGGGCAGAGTCCGAGACAATTTCCTGAGTGGCCTCAACAATGACGCCGTACTTGTACGCGCCGATGTTGGTCTTGGTCCACGCCTCGTCAGACTTGCCGATCGCGACATTTTCCGTCAGCAGAGCGGCCGTCGGGCGACCGGTCTTGACCGGGTACTCAAGCGTCTCGCCGCCGGTCGTGGTCAGCGTGCGCGCGTAAGAGAAAAAGTCCGAGCGCACGCGCATGGCCTCGATGACCTGCGCCGCAAACGAGGTCGGCTTAGTGTTACCGGCGTTGCCCGCAGTGCCCGAGGTAGCGGTACGGATGTCAAAGTCAAGACCCTTGACCTCACCCCGACCGAGCGACCGCAGTTCCTCGGCCTCGTCGCGCTCACCGCCGCGAATCTCGGAGTCACCCCGACCGGTCAGAGCAGCACCGGCACGCGTGGCCAGCGAACGGGCCTCAGTCTCGCGCTCAGCACGCTCGACGTAGTCCCGAGCCTCCGCTTCCTTGACCTGTGCAGCCTTATCGGCTCGCTCAACGCGCTCACGCTTCTCAGCGTCGGACAGCGTCGCGTCATCGTTGATGGAACGCAGCTCCGCGACAATGCGCGCCCGCTCCTCTAGCGCAGTCTGCGCCATCTTTGCGTAATCCACTACGGGACCCCTAACTAGGAATTGAGCGGCGACGTAAGGGCCGCGAAAGCTGCAACCGGGTCGGTAGGCAGCGCGAATACGGGGACGTACAGACGGGATTCCGCCTCGTCCTCACCGCGAAGAACGGCCCGGATCGCTTCTGGCGAATCCAGCCGGGTAACTGAAATACCGCGCTGCTCGGCGAGTAGCTCAAGCGCGCGAGACCCGACACCAGAGGTCGAGTCGACGTAAGCGGGATAGGTAACCGGGCTCACGTCAAAGAGGGAGATCTTGTTCAAGGTGCGGAGCGGAAAGCCGTCATCATCCTCGGCAAAGTCCTGCCCATCGGGGCCGGACACCTTGAAGCCAAACGAGGACTGCGAGACGTCGCCACGTTCCATGGACGTAGCCAGATCACGCGCATACGTCGTGTCCGGCATGTCAACCTCGTAATGCAGCCCCTCGGTATCCTCGGACAGCCGCAGCGTCCCGGACCGATTCCGGCCAAGCACAAGGTTCGGATCGTGGTTGTACAGCGCGCGTACGTCGTCCCGCTGAATGCTGTCTGCGGTCGCACCCATGGCGACTCGCTCGCGGAAACCACCCAGGTTCTGTGACCGGGCATCCCACTTGAGCGCGTAGCCGTAAAACTGGAAGGTGTTCCCCTCGGAGCGCACCTCAAATTCCGTCGGCACGGACCGACGTTCCATCGACACTAGGCCTAACCCCCTTGCTTTGGATCGGGGGCATTCGGTTCCGGCGGAGGTGCGAGAGCAGCCGGAACGGGTGCAGGCGCAACCGCCGGTTTCTTCTCAGCGCCGACCTCAAGGAGGTTTGCCGGGACGTAGAACTTTTGGCCCCACTTCTTGGGAAGCGGCTCCATGTCCTCAAGGGCGCGCACCTCGTCGGCGCTCAGGAAGCCGTTAGATATCGCCTGTGCATAGGCGTGATAGCGGTCAAGCGTCTTAGCGCGTAGTCGCGCATCCACGTTGAAGCGGATGTACTGCTGACCGGCCAGAAGGAACGTCGAAACACTCTGCTCGATGCGCGTAAGCCACGGCATGAGGGTTTGGTCGACAAAGAATTTGTTCTGCTCCTCGATGCCGCTCCCCCACGTGCTCGTGACCTGCGAGTCGACGAGGTAAGCGGGAATGCGGTACAGGAGCGCAATCTCTGTCTTCTGGAAGCGGCGCGTTTCGAGGAACTGCGCTTGCTCCGGAGTCAGCGTGATGGGCCGGAACTGAGCACCGCCGGTAAGCACGCCGATCGAGTGCGAGTTCTTCACACCCGCGTGCGTCTTGCGGAACATCTCGCGCAAGAGCTTGGCCTCGTCGGGGCGAGGTGATCCGGGATGCTCGATGACTCCCGCCATGGTCGTACCCTGATCGAAGAACCGAGCGCCGTACTCCTCGGCCGTCAGACCTAGGCCGATAGCCTCGCGGGCAACATCGATCGGCGACACACCCCGACTGGACCCCGGAACGGTGAACGCCGGAATGTGCAGGATCGTAGAACGGTCCTGCATCTTTTCCATGCCGGTAACCGTGTAGAGGTTGTCCCCTAGGGGCCCCTCGACGATATGCACGTCCTGCGGATGCAGGCAGTACAACGCCACCACATCGCCCCGGTCATTCCGGTCCGTGTAGATGAACGCGTTGCCATCCGTCAGGAGCGAGACGATAACCCGATGCCAGAACTCAAACGAGGTTTGGTAGAGGTTCGGCTGTCGGATCCAGCGAGGCGAGCGAGCCGAATCGAAATTCTGCCGCCGACCGTTCATCTTCGTGTAGTGGTCGACCGGGAGCGAGGCGATCGCGTCGGAGATCAGAGAGATACACGAATAGACTGCGATCATCTGTAGCGCAGACTTGCGGCTGACTCGACGGCCGGAATTTGTGCGGGTGCCGAAGCTAGTGAACTCAGTTTCCCAAGCCTTAGCAGGCGAGCTAGCCAGCACGCTACGCACCTCGTCGCCGATGCGCGAGAATATGCTCACCGCTTACCCCCGTCCAGGACCTTGCCGATCAGGCCAAGCGAGATACCGGCGACGACATGCCCCAGAGGGCGCGAAACGTCGTACGCGGCAGTCACGCCAAACCCGAACGCTGAGAGCTGCAAAGCGTTGGGTGCCAAAGCGGAAACGGTGCTGACGAGGGAGCGGCTGAACTTAGTCAGCCGTTCCAATGTGACTCCTTAGTCGTCGTCCGGGAAGTAACGCGCTTCCCTATCGCGCTGAGATGCTGGAGTGAGGAGCGCCTCAAGGTCGGCGTCGGAGTGTTCGTCGTTGAAATTGACGAACGTCACGAAAGCCTGTTCCTCGTCCGGCAACGCCGTCAGGAAAAACGCGTTAGCCAGCGCGGCGATACCGTCGATCTTTTCGCCGGAGCGCGCCTTGCTGGGCCGGATCAAACCGTCACCCGTGATGTCTAGCTCGACGTTGTCCGCCATCCAGCGGAGTACCGGGTGTCCCCCGTGCTTGAGGTCGACAGCCGCTAGGGCCGATTCGATTTTCTTGCACGGATCGTTGAGCCGGGCGGCAGACTGCGGAACCTTGACGGCCGTAAGGCCTTGTCCCTCAAGCTCGTTGACAAGCTGCGTGGCGTTCCACGGGTCGTAGCCAAAAAACTTGATTTGGAAGTCCTCAGCGTCCCGGGCGATGTGCCGGAAGATGGCGTTAAAGTCCGTGGTCGGGCCCTCAGTCACGCTGAGGTGCCCGTCTCGCTCCCACACCTCGAACGAGCTACGCATGTTGCTGCGTCGCTCAACAGCGGGACGAGGTACCCAAAACTGCGGTAGCACCGTCCACCCGTCCGCCTCAGGGTCCGTCGGCGAGCCCGGAAACAGCAGCACCCACGCGTTAAAGTCGCCGGTTGCCGCAAGGTCGATCCCGCCGTAACACGCCCGTCCGCGCAGCGCCTCGCGCGTCACCTTGACCGTGCCGTTCTCATCCCAGAGATGCATGTCCAACCAACGGTTGGCCTGCGACACCCACTGATTGAGACGGAAGACTCGGAACGAGTTCTGCGCGGTCGGTTTCTGCTTGGCCTCTTGCGCCTCAGCGCGGAGGTTATTGACGTTCAGGAACGAACCGAGCGCCGGATTAGCGAGATACCATCCGGTCCCCTTGGGATTCTCATCCGAGGGCGACTCACCCTCGTCCGTCCAATCCCAATCGTCAGGGACGTTGCGAGCAAAGACGAAACGGGCGGCATCAATGTTCTGGTCATCGCGCACCCGTAGGCCGTGCTCGTGCTCCTCAAGGGCGAATGCAGCGGTGCGGTAAGCGGCCGTCGTAGCCGCAATCATGATCGGCTGTTTACGGGTACCGAAACCCTGACGCATGGCATCCCACAGATGCCGGTCTTTCTGTGTTAGCACCTCGTCGAACAGCACCATGGACGGATTCGTACCGAGTGCGCCCGCCGCATCCCCAGGGAGGACCTGATAAAAACTGTTCGTCTTGCGATCAATGATTCGCTTGCGCGAGTCGATGATCTCTAGTCGCTTGCTGAGGATCGGCGATAGTTCAACCATCCGCTTAGCGGTGCTGTAAACCAATCCAGCCTGATCACGGTCAG